TCAGTGTAGCGTTGTTGATCCCGGAGGACACCCTACGGGAAGTTCGTAATCAGATCGATCTTTTACGGGAAAAGGGAGCTTCATTCCGTGAAGCCAAAGCAACATTATCCCAGGTAATCGAGCTGATGCGGGCAGCCCCAGAGGTAAAGAAGTGAACCTCTGGTTGCCGGCATCCTCGTTTGCTAGGCAGGCCCTGATCAGTTGGTCATGCCTTTCGAGTAAAACGCGCCAGACTTCGCTCGGCAGCTTTTCCCAGGCATCCGGGCCGGGATGTAAGACATAGTCTTCGATAGCCTTGTCGGCAACCGATTCAAAGGCCTGGTTGTAGGCAACAGTGCAAATCCTGGTCAGAAATGGCCTGAATACCTCATTGAGAGGCCAAACGATTTCAATGGTCTCCCATCCGGATAAAGGGACAGGAGGAATCTGGTTAAGAGGTTGTCCCAGAACCGACTCAAAGTATTTGATGGCGAGGCCAAAATTTTTACCCATAAAGTCACCTCACGAGGTCTAACACCATGAATCGTTACAGTTACATTAAATCCCTGATGGTTAGAAAAAGAATAACTGCCCAGCAGCTTGCTGATGAGCTCAATCTTAGCCGCCCGGCTGTTTCCGGTCCCTTGAATGGCTTGTGGCGCAGCCGCCGGGTCGAGGAGCACGTGGCCAAGCGGCTCGGGCGCACCTACGAAAAACTCTGGGGCAAACATGCCTAACGGAAGTTTGTAATGCGGTAATGAATATAAACCATAATTAGCGGCCATTCAATGACAAAGAATCGAAAAAAAATAGTCACCGACAATAAACAGCTGAGCCTGCTGGATCTGCTGATTGCGGAAAGGGAAGAACGGCAGGAGACTCGCCCTGGCCGCCTGAATATTGTCGCGCAGATCAACGCCGCCATAAAGAAGGCCCTAAAGGACGTGCCCAAAAGCAGGGAAACCGTCGCAGATGAGATGAGCGAACTGACCGGCGAAAGGATTACCGCGGACAAAATAGGCAACTGGCTTGCCGAGAGCCACCCCCACGAGATGCCCGGCAGGCTGTACGCAGCGTTTTGCGTGGCCACCGGCGACGTGGAGTTGTTGCGGATCCAGGCTGAGGCGGCGGGGATCTATACGGTGAAGGGGCCGGACGCACTTCGCGCAGAGATCCAGAAGCTGGACGAAGAAGCCAAGAAGATCAACGGGGAGAAGAAAAAACGCCTGCTGTTTCTGCAGGAACTGGAGGGGCAGAGGTGATCCATATCGCAACCGTCACTGACATAGCATCTGCTCTCGGCCTATCCGATCGTGCCATCCGGAAAAGGGCCAAACAGTGGCAGCCTACCGGAGAACGTGTGCAGGGTGGTGGCAACAGTTACGACCTCGAGACACTCCCCCTGGAAGCGAAGGAAAAAAGAAAAGTCAAAGCCTACCTGAAGGCCAAGCAGTTTAACGAGATTGCCCTGGACACCACCCTGCCCGCGGTCAGGGAAGCCGCCCCGGTACCGGCGCTGATCGTCGAGAAAAAGCTCCCCGCCTTGACTGAGCTCACCAAGCGGCAGGTCGCCATCATGGAAGCCAGGGTCTGGTTTATGCGGACCATTGAGGCTCGGCCCAAGGGGTACAGTATCAAAAAGGCCATGAAGTCCATTGTCAAAGGTGTCGCCGATGGCGAGCAAACCTATACCGCCATGGCGGCGGCAGCCAATGACCGCAAGGGTCAAAGCAGAAAACTCTCGGAGAGCTCGCTCATGCGCTGGTGGTCGACGTGGACTGCCTCCGGCAATAAATCAGCAGCCCTGGCCCCTTCCGGCAGTGACGCACACCGGGTTTCCCGTGAGGCCGTGCTGGTCCACTGGGTGCGGGATTACCAGCCCGGCTCCCGCCTGCCGATGCCCCAATCCGTGCCCGCCTGGCTGCCGTACTTTCTCGATGAATACCGCCGCCCCGAAAAACCGGAGGTCGCCGACAGTCACCGCAAGATGCTCCTGCCCTCATCAATCCCCCGGCCTTCCTATTGGCAGGTCTCCCGGCTGCTTGAGAAACTTCCGGTCACCTACCTGGAGAAATACCGGAAGACCGGCGCGGAATACCGCTCTTTGCTGGGTTTTGGCCGCCGCGATTTCAGCATGGAAGACCCTTTCGCTGTGGGCCAGATCGACGGTCACAGCCTCAAGGCCTATGTGGCGCACCCGACAACCGGCGCTCATTTTCACCCGGAAATCTGCGCCATCATCTGTATGAAAACCAAGGTTCTGGCCGGGTACTCCAGCGGAGTGGCGGAGAGCTGGCGCACGGTGTCCGACGCCTTCCGCCACGCCTGCACTACCTATGACGGCAAAGTGGGCAGCGTTTTTTCGCGGATCGAGGCGGACCGTGGCGCCGGCAATATGGCGGTCAAAAACAGTGACAAGCTGATCGGTATCTTTGCCCGGCTCGGCTGCGAGCTGGTAGTGCCGGAAAGGGGTGGCAATCCCCAGGGTCACGGCGGCATCGAGCGGAGCAACAAGAGTATCTGGATCAGGGCCGCGAAGGATCTTATCACCTACACCGGTAAGGATATGGACCGGGGAGTCAGGAAGAAGGTTTATACGAGGCTTGAAAAGGACTTAAAGAAGGTTGAAAAGGCAGGGATGCTCGGCCAGGTGGAGAAAACCAGCGACCTGCTCATGAGCTGGCGAGAGTTCCTGCAATGGATGGACAAAGTGGCGTGGGAGTACAACAACACGCCGCACAGCGCCTTGCCGAAAATTACCTGCCCTCAGACCGGAAAGCGCCGGCACATGACGCCGTTCGAATCTCTGGCCGATCACATCGCCCGCGGCTGGGAGCCACTTGCTCCGGAAGATGACGTGCTGCCACATCTCTTCATGCCGCATGAAGAGATTAACGTCTTCCGCTGTGAATTCACCCTGCACGGCAATAAATATCATGCCCACGAGCTGGTAAACCATCACAAGCGTAAGCTGATCGCGGCCTACGATATCCATGATGCACATAAAGTATGGGTCATGGACCAGGACGAACGGCTCATCTGTCAGGCGACTTGGAACGGCAACAAAATCACCGGCCGGCCGGAAAGTGAGCGGGAACGCAATGAGCGCGAGCGGGAAGAGCGTCGAGTGAAAAACAAGCAAAAGCAGATCGGGCTGATGCAGGCCGAAACCGACCGAAGCATTATCGTTGAGCAGCCGGAGATCGAAGCAAAGCGCCTGACCTCAATACCGACTCCGATTGAGCTCCAAGAACAATCGCAGACGCCCCGCAAGATCGTGCAAATGCACCAGTCCGTCCCGGATGGTTTCCGGGTACCTCACGACCGGGAAGATCGCTGGTATCTGTGGAACGAGATCCATCAGCGAGTCCTCGCTGAAGACAATACCTTATCGGACGAAGAAATCCGCTTCTACACCAGTTTTCGCACCAGCGCCACCTGGAAGGTGTTCGACAAAATCAGGGCGACGGCCCTTTAAATAGAAAATCCCCGCCGGAGGCCACCGGCAGGGATTACCTAACTACAATCAAAAAGGAGGCTTTACCGTGTCACAGCCCGCATCAGATGTCAATAAAATCATTACGCTCGACCCGCAGACCGCCAACCTGATCAACGTCTCAATTGCGATGGAGGCCGCCGAACTGGCGCTAGGTCACAGCTCTCACCTGCCCGGCGCAGTGACGTTCACCGGCTTTTCCGGCTTCGGCAAAAGCATCGCCGTTGAATACGTAGCCCAACAGTATCGTGGCTATTATGTCGAGTTCCAGGACAACTGGAGCAAGGCCGACTATATCAAGATGCTCATGCTTGTCATGGACATCAAAAAACTTAAAGGCTGGAGCGAAAATGACTGTGTCCAGGCCATCATTGATGAGCTGGGGGCCAGCCGCCGTCCGCTGATCATTGACGAATTCGACCAGCTGATCGACCGCAAGCATGTGGCCGGGAGCCTCATGGCGCTCACCCTCAACATTATCAAGAAAAGCGGCGGAGCCGTCATCATCGTCGGTGAGGAGCTGCTTCCCCAAAAGCTCAAGGCGTACGAAAAATTCGACAACTGCCTCTATGAACGTTATCTGGCAAAGCCGAGCAAATTGAATGATTGCCGTATCCTGGCCCGCCACTATTACCCGGACCTGGAAATACGCGATGATTTACTGGAGGCCACCGTCATGCGGTGCAAAGGAATCACTCGCCGGATCTGTATCAACCTCGACCGGTTCGCCACCGAAGCTCGCGCCCTGGGCCTTGCGAGTATTGGCCTGGCCGAGGCTGAAAAGCTCATCACCTCCTGTGAGGCAACCATGCCGAGGAGTTTGAAATGAGCCGGAAACCAGCGAATGAACTGCGCCCCAATGAATCCAGACAAGCGATCTGGGAAGAAATCCGGAGACTGCGTAATGGCTTCAAGCTCCGCGACCTCGACGTAAGGCTTCATCAAAAAAGCATCAGTGACTACGTCACCGGCCTCATCAATGCCGGTTTCGTTGAGTATGCCGAAGAGGGCGGTGTCGTCTTGCGGACGACCTTCCGGCTTAAAAAAGACAACGGCCGGGAAGCGCCGCGTGTCCGTAGGGACGGCTCCATTGTGACCATGGGCCTGGCACGGGAAAAAATGTGGACAACCATGGGTATCCGCGCCCAGAAGGGACACTCGTTCACGGCGCGTGATCTGACGGTCGGATCGACCAGAGAAGTCCAGGTGTCCGAAGTTGACGCAAAAAGTTACTGCTCGGCGCTTTGCAAGATGGGGAGATTGGTCGAAGTTGTACCGGGCGGCCCTGGCAAACTCACTGTCTACCGCATGCCACGCAGTAAATGGACTGGCCCCAAACCGGTGCAGATTCAGCGTACCAAGCGCGGCTACGATCCCAATACCGGCGAGACGTGTCACCTCAGCGTCACCAGCGTTGAAGGGGGTGAATAGTGGGCTACACCGCTGAATACGTCCTGCCGATCCTGGAGCGTGCCATCGCCGAACGTCACAACGAAAGGGGCGATGGTGGAGCAGCCAGGATCGCCGAGGAACTGGGGTGTAATCCCAGCCTTGTAACCCAGCTGCGCAATCGCACCTATCCCGAGTCCAGCACAGCCAAATGGTACCGGAAAATCGTGGAAAAGTACGGCAGCGAGACCGTCCAATGCCCGACCCTGGGAGAGATTCCGCTCATCCGCTGCGCCGAAGAAAAAAACAGACCGGCAGGAGCGCCCAGTGCTGCTTATGCTCGCCAACGGCGCGCCTGCAAAAACTGCGAACGGAGGAAACCATGAGAATTTGGAAAGGGGTTAAACGGTACTTCAAGAGATTGAGAAAAGACGCGGAATTCCGCAAGAGAAAGCGGATTTCCGACCATCGCGCCAGCTCACTGGCAGTGAAAATGGTCCTGAGCGGGGCCCTGCACAACATGCGGTTCAACGGATCGCCCTTGGCCAGAAGCCATAAGTAAATCACAGACAAAGGAGATCAACACCATGCACGAGCAGAAAATACCACCCGGATACATGGAGGATAGCCGCGGCGCGCTGATGCCGATTGAGAGGGTCCGCGAGATTGACCGGCTGCGCGACAGCCTGGTCAGGGATATCGTGGCCGGAGCGATCAGCACCCACCAGGTGGTGAGCCGTTTCAAGGTCAGCAGTATGGCCGATATCGAGGCGTTTGTTGAGCTTTCCGCGGAGCGTTTTGGTGTCCAGCGCGGCGGGAAAAAGGGCAATGTTGTCCTCACCTCCTATGACGGGCGTTACCGGATCGTCAGGGCTATCGATGAAAACATCGTTTTCGACGAGCGGCTGCAGATCGCGAAGGATCTGATTGATGACTGTATCCACCGCTGGGCCGAGGGTTCCAGCAGTGAGATCAAAGCTTTGATTACTGACGCCTTCCAGGTCGACAAACAGGGCAAAATCAACGTGCGGGGGATTCTGCGCCTGCGCCGGCTCAATATCGAGGATGAGACCTGGCAGAAAGCCATGACGGCGATCGGAGAGAGCCTGCAGACGGTCGGCTCGAAAACGTACCTGCGCGTTTATGAGCAGGATCCCAGCGGGGAGTACCGGCAGATCAGCCTCGACACGGCGAAATAGACGGAGGTGCCCAATGAGAGCATCAATGGTAATCGCCCGCCTGCAATGGCTGGTGCAGCAGCACGGCGACCGGGATGTCTACCTGGACACCAATCCCGAAGCCCTGCAGTCGATCGGCGAGATCGATCTGGATCTGGAAGATACCGGGTTTATTTTTTGGCCGCGAGATGAGGATGAATGCCCATTTTTGGAGGCGACATGAGCGAATATCGAATCGAACGAGAAGTCGAAGGGATTGAAACGGTAGGCCAACTGCTGGAAACGCTCAATACGTTGAGATTGGTTGCCGACGTGCCGCTCAGTGACGGATTCGGCGACCCGCTGCAGGTGTCGCTGGTCCGGAACATGAAATCCGGGGAGTTGCAGGTCGAGATCAAGTAAGGAGGTAAGCGGGATGAAGGTTTTCGCAGAAGATAGTCGGGGGGGGGGGGTAAGACTCTCCAACGGCGTTACTTATACGGAGGGTGAGCTTGTGCCCTACCGTAACAAAATAACAGGGGAAGACGACCCGATGATTAGGTTTGCCCCGAGTCGATTTCTTCACCGCAGCACCCTACGGCGACAAGGTATCAAATTTAAAACGGAGCACGGTGAAGACTTGTGACGTTTGACCGCTGAAGACAGGGCCGGAGCTGATCCGGCCCGCACTTGAACAGTCAAACATGGAGATAAACCGCGTGCAAAAAACAGGCAAAAGAACGGAAAAACGGCAAAAGCGCACGCACATGAGCGGAGCGGAACTGAAGCGGCTGCGCCGGGAGATGAAGTATCGGCCTTGCGATATGTGGCTCACCCTGGGCCTGCCCCGCCGGACCTACCAGGATTATGAGGCGGGCTTGCGCGGTATACCGCAAGAAGTGGCGGCAGCCGTCCGGGAGGCCCACCGTCGCGATCGGGAATTTGTCGCCAACCTGCCGACGCGGATCGGCGCGATCCTGGACCGGGATTTTCCCGACGGCATACGGTAACGGAGGCTGAGATGAGCAAGAAACGCAGAAACGACGGTATGCCCTGGGCTCTGCTGGTGGTCCTGGCAGCCATGACGGCCGGGTATCTCGGTCTGTGGATCTATTTTGCGAGGTGATGAAATGTCTGTGCAAGAAATGCTCGACAAGGTCGGTGTTGTGGTGATCAGCAAGGACGAGTTCGCCGATATCCAACGAAAACTCACCCGCCTGCGGGAGATCGAGGATGAGCTGATCGGCCGGGCAGGCAAAAACGCGCATGCCGAAACAGCCGTTTGTATCTGCCTCGTCGGAGTGCTCTGCCTGACCGCGGTTGCCGCTGTTGGACAGGTCACGGGCTGGTGGTAGATGATGGCCGGCCACGGGGAGTGTAAATTTTTTGGCTGGCTCGGTTTGACGCGGCATTGCTGCCACCCGGAACATCCGCTGCCGATTCGGACATGGCCTGGGTCCTGTCCGGATTTTGTTGATTTGGAAAAAAAGATCATGGCAGGGCAAGCGCAGCCCTGGCCGGAGCCGGTGGAGCTTTTACGAGGAGTTCAATGATGGCTAAAGACGCGGTAAAGGCATCCAGATATGACCGCTTCCGCCGGGAAGAGCTGGCGAAGATCCACATCGGCAAGAAAGAGCTGAACCTCTCCGAGGAGATCTATCGGGATATCGTCCGGGAGGCCGGAGGCGTGGAGTCATCCGCCGATCTGGATTGGCAGGGGCGTGCGGCGGTGCTGGAGCGGTTCAAGGAGTTGGGCTGGAAATGCAAGCCTGCCAGGAAGGCCGGCGGCGTGCGGCCCCGTCGTTTGGCTGATGATCCGCAGAGTGTCATGCTCCGCGCCCTCTGGATTCAGCTGCACCAGGCCGGGAAGGTGAAAGATCCCTCGGAGTCGGCGTTGTGTTCGTTTGTGAAGAGGATGACGCGGAAGGATGCTCTTCAGTGGTTGAGCGATCGGGATGTTACGGTGGTGAAAAAGGCGCTGAGGGATTGGTTGGAGAGGTGAAAATGAGAGGAATTAGATTTAGGTGCGTCTTCTGCGGGAAAGAGCATGAAACAGTGGAGGAATGCAATGTCTGCGAAGAAAGCCACTAAGACAACGAATATCTGCGCAAGTATATATGAGGGTGAATTCAACCTCGACTTTGCTTGTGTGGGGCTGGATATGTGCAAATTTGCATTATGCCCTGTCATGCCGCCAACCGGAGATGATGAGTGTTGCTATAGAGATCATGGGGATTGCCGGAGTCCGGTGGCGAAACAGTCTGCTTTGGAAAAGCTCCGCAACCGGATCACGAAAGAACTGAAACAGTACGAGGACGAGGGCTAACGGTCTGCGAATGACCGGGGGGAAAACAATGATACCAAAGGGTTTGATGAATGAACTGCTGGTGCCGAAAACCGAGAAATGGGTGATGCATGTTATCGGGCCGGATGAACAGCATGAGATGCCGGATGAGTTAACTGCTCTCCGGGCGGCTAATGAGCTGAATCGACGGATTTTGAAGTGGCGGGAGGAAGATCCGTCGCCGCATGAGCCTTTTATTGTTGCGGTGGTTAAGGATTTGGCGAGGGGAGAGGGGTGACATGAAAATATCGGATATGACACGGCAATTACGCAGTTACAGAAATGGCGTCCACGGCGATTTTTTCTTGGCTACGGCCTCTGTTTTGGAAGGACAGGCCGAAAAACTCCAAATGATACGGAGCATTTGCTCTGGAGAGTCGCAGGTTGCAGACGATGATACTGAGGCGCTGCAATACATTGTCGATTTGATCGATGGTAAGGGATAACAGCCCCGCGTTTGACCCGCTCGTCGGGTCGTAACGCTCGTTATCGGGGGAGGTGGCGCATGAACTGTAGGGTTTGCGGTTGTGTTCAGATCCCGGTCTGGTGGCCAATTGTTTACGATGAGCCGCTTTGCTTGTGGTGTGCGGTTTGGTCTGGCGGGTTTAACTACCGTCCGGCTGCGAAGTAGAACCAGACCTGCCAGGTTTTCAAAACCTGGCAGGCATCCTAAATGAGGAGATACCTATGAAATGCGTGATCACGATTGGTTATACACAAATACTGCTCCCCGATGATAAGAACATCGGCAAGATCATCGAAACCCTGTCGAAAGGGGTCGAGTGCTCCTATCACCCATGGGATAAGACCTGTGAAATCAGGGATGAAATAGAGGTGTCGGTGAAGATACTTCCGCCGTCAACGAAGATCTCCGTCCAGGAAGAGATGATGGAGAAAATGGAAGAGGTTTTTGCCTCGACACGAAAGCCGGGAACACGTAGCACGCCACGGGTCGCCGGTAAATCCCAGTTGCTCCTGGTGGAGAAAAAGGGCCAACGATGAAACTCACCTGCCCCTCCTGCCACACGATATTCCACCTGGAAGCCGCCCTGGAAGAGGCGGCGGGCCGCGAGTTTACGGCGTTTATCTCCGGACTCGGCGAGATGGCCCGGCCGCTGGTGGCCTATCTTGGGCTGTTCCGGCCGCCGACGCGGGCGCTGGCGTATGAGCGGATGCTCCGCCTGGCCCGTGAGGTGCTGGAGTTGTCAGCTGACAACGTATCCCTTGCGAGGGCACTTTCCGATACCGTTGAGGGGATCCGGATCAAGCGGGATGAGGGGGATATCCGGCCGTTGAAGAATCATCGTTACTTGGTTCAGGTCCTGGGGAATCCCAGGAACGAGGAGCGAGGAACGCGGTTCGAGGGGGGACTCGAGAAACCGGAGAGCCATGCTCCAACATCCAAAACCGCCCGCGCCATCAGCCGCTTGCAGGGCAGAAAGAGCCGCTGATGGACTGGATTAATGATGCCGTGATGGACGGCCTGTCCGCATTGATAGCCTTGCGGCTGAAGAACACTCCGGCCGAGGAAATGATCGATCTGACCGCCGATATCTGGCTAAGGGCTTTCCGCCAGCGCGCTTTTATTCGGGAGGTTGATGAGCCGAGGATCCGTGCGGCGTTTGACATGATTTTTCCGAGGATCCGGGAGTGGCCGGCACCTTTGGATGTGATCGAGCTGATGCCGCCTCGGCCGCCGCAGCTGGCACTGCCTGAGCTGGTAGTCAGTGACGAACAGCACGCCGAAAACGTGGCCAAAGTCAAGGATCTGATGGCGAAATTCATGGACTCCTGGGGACCGAAGACAACCAGGAAGGGGTAATTCAGTATGAAGAAAGATTTTGATCAAATGATAATCCACTGCAAATTTAGCGGTTACGGCTACGTGGCCACGTCTCCGAAGGCTCCAGGAGAATCTACACGGAAGTGCGGTGGACCGAAAGAGGCTGCTGAAATGCTGGCGGACAAGATGTTAGGGAGAGGAGCCTATAAACTTACCAGGCGCAGTTATAAGGTTTACGAGGCTAATCCCATTTTGGAGGCTTAAAAATGGCTAACAACATCATCGACCATTATCCAGAAACCCTCCGGGACATGTACGACAAGCTCACCGAGACGCTCACTGAGCTGGAGGCACTGTCGGAGACCGTCGACATCGCCCTCCATGTCACCGAGTGGATCCGCACAAACTGGAGCGGCCGGACGCTGATCCCCAGCTGGTGGGAGGCAGTTAGCCCTCCTACCCTGGACACTGATCCGGATCTGCCCGGCGTCGAGGTGTCCGTCGACCAGGTGCGCACCATGCGCGGCCGCGAGTTGCGTCTGGTGGCCTGGGAAATCATAGCGCTCCAGGGCTCGCCGCGCTCCTGCGAGGTCGCCTCCGCGATCGCCGCCCGGGTAGAAGCCGAATGGTCCCGCGTCCAGGTCTATGTGCCCAAGGCCGCCGCGGTTGACCGGGCCATCCGCGATGCCGCAGTGTGGCGCGATTTCGGCGGGTTTGGCACCATCGGCACGGTCGTGCAGAAACACAAGCTTTCACAATCGGTTATTTACGACATCGCTCGCCGGGTGCAGAAAGACAAAGACGCAAGGGAGCAGCCGGGGCTGCCAGGGCTTGGTTAACATCTTTGCATAATTGTGGTATTCTTCGTTTAATTTGGATTTGGAGAGGACAAACATGTTTGATCCGAGGCTTCACAGCCATGTTGAGGACGCACTGCCTGAAAATCATCCCTCCGCAACAACTACGGTCTACTGTCGCGGTTGCGGGGTCATGCTCCATGCTTCAAATAATGAGTGTATGCAGACATGGATAGAATCAGGGAAGGGAAATTTCTGTATTAAGTGCTTTGCCGCGCTCGATGATGTTGAAGGCCTTGATGATGAATATGGCCTACCATAAACGCTTTACATATTCACCCGCTTGAGCTATAAGGCGGGATAATCACAAAACCCACAAAGCCCCTGTTCCCAACGGTTCAGGGGCTTTAATTATTTAACGCCCCGTAAAAGATAACCTCACCGCAATCCTCTATAGTCCCACTCAGCTGTTTGTTGAAATCCATTTCCTGGGTCCGCCGCTCCCACGGCGGGCCGCTTTTTCAGACTGAATTCCGAGGGAGCCCACGACCCCAGTCTCCGTGATCCTGGGTAGGCATCCATGATGAAGGGGGCGGTTGATTCCGCCCCCAGTACTACAGGAGCAACCATGCCACGCAGCATCGCCGACACCTTCCGCGCAATCATCATCGCCAACGAGCTGGGCGGCAAACCCGGCCTCGCTCTGCGCTTTTCCGACCCGGACGGCGTCCGCTCCGGCAAATCGGGCTGGTCGTTCGGCGTTTGCCAGTTCGACGTGGCTAACAATCCCCTTGCGGCAAAGTGCCTGCTGGAATGCGGCTTTACGTTGGCCGAGGTGGACGCCCTCCGCGCTCAGACCATCGACGTTGTTCCGCTCAATGCTCGCCTGCGCGCCAACGCCATGACCATCGCAAAGTACGACGAACGCCAGCTGACCGGCTGTCTGCAGCGGGCCAGCAAACTCTGCGAGAAATACGGCATCGAGGTGGAGGACGAGGCGGCGATCCTGTCGCTGGCCGATTATCACAACCAGTATTACCTCTCGGACATCAACAAACACGGCTATCTCATCCACTACCTGGCCCGCTTCGCCCGTCCGGCGACCGCCAGGGATGTGCTGGATTTCAAACTTGACCATACCGCCTACGGCAAGAAGCGGCCGAAAGACTGCCGACGTCGTTATGACAACATCATTCGCATTTGTTCGGAGGTAACACCATGAAAAAGCTGGCTCGTTTCGCCCTGCTCCTGTTGGTCGCCACCCTCTTCGCAGCGGTCGCCTGTGCCGCCGATCCGGCCACCGTCGAGGCTTCCCCGGCTCCGGCCGCCCTGGTCGCACTGCTGAGGGATACCCTCTTCCCTTTAGTATCGGCCCTGGCTCTGGGCTACCTGAGCCTGTTTCTCAATCGGCTCGGCCAGAAGTACAAGATCGAGGCCTTGACGCAAAAGGACAACATCGTCGAGCGGCTCGCCTTCCAGGGGATCGCGCTGGCCGAGGAGAAGGCCGCCCAGCTGGTCGGCTCGAAAAGCGCTCTCACCGGGTCACAGAAGCTGGATGTCGCTATCGCCTATGTCTGCGGCGCGATGCCGAAGCTCAGCCGCGAGCAGGCCGATGCCATGGTTCATGCACTCTTGGCACAGACGCCAGGTATCGGGGCCACCGGAGACAAGACCGTCAGCCGCGATACCTTGGGCATCCTGGGGACGATAACTCCGGAAACCGTCCCGACACCCACGGCGTAACTCCATGTCAATTACCGCGGCTATACTGCAGATCGCCGCCTTTCTCCTGCCGTTCCTGATCGAAGGTATCACGAGCTGGCAGGAGCGGCAGCAGGGGGGAAACCATGAAGCGAATGTCCAGGAGTTCCGCGAAGCGCTTGGCGAAGGAGATTCTGCTGCTGTCTCTGCTCGCCTCGCTGATCAGCATGACCGGGTGCTCGCAGCGGTACGTGGTCGTTGATGGAGGCGGAACGGTGTCTGTAAAAAAAAGCGAGCTGGACCGGATTTATCAGGATAACGAGCTGCTTCTGAAAGCGCTGGAGGAGTGCCGGGGTGGGCGATGAGATCGATCGCGCCCAGGCGTATGACGAGTTCTTTCTCGGTCTGGCGCTGAGAAACAGGAACGTGGCTAGAGGCAGGCACGAGGACCGAGGAGCGAGGAACGAGGAAAGACTTGAAGCCTCAAACCTCGATCCTCGAACCTCGAACCTCGATCCTTCTTCTTCAAACCTCGATCCCCGATCCTCGAACCTTCTTTGCATCGACTGCGGCGAGGAGATCCCCGAGGCGCGACGCCGGGCGGTACCGGGGTGCAGACGGTGCGTAGACTGCCAATCATTACATGAGAACTGGAGACCCGTGTGACACCAATTGACTACAAGGCCTGGGGCTTCTGGTTCGGGGTTGGGCAATTCATTTTCAATGCCGCAGTATTGCTGTACGTGACGATCGCCAACCGGCAAAAGGCCAACGCGGCGCGGGTCGCGGAAGCGGAAAAACGCCTCGCCCAGCTGGAAAGCGATGTCAAGCACCCGCCATCCTGCACCTATCACCCCCGGCTAGAGGAGCGCATGGACAAGGCGATCGGCAAGATCGAACGGATGGATGGCAAACTGGACGGCCTGAATCGGGCTGTTGATGTAATGAATGAATTCCTGATTAACCAGGGAGGGAAGTGATGAGCAACGCCTATAACCAGCTGATGAGCGAACACCGCAGGCTCTCCATTCTGCGCATCCTGGCCAGCCCCAACAGCGGCGGCAAGGTCAACGACTCGATCCTGCACAGCATCGTTGTCGATGCCGGGATAGTCAGCTCCCGCGACCAGATAAAAACCGCTCTGGCCTGGCTCAATGAACAAGAGCTTATTATCCTCACCTGCCTGGAAACAGGCACCTGTGTTGCCGCCATAACCCAGCGCGGCCTCGATGTCGCCGCCGGTCACACCACCGTCCCCGGCGTGCAGCGCCCCTCCCCGAGGACCTGACCATGGGCAAGCGCCAGGAACTGGAACTGGAGGCGATCCGCCTCTACGCCGACGGGGAGGAGATCCCGGCGATCTCCGAAGCCCTCTCCGTCTCGGAAAACAGCCTGCGGAAATGGAAGCAGCGCGCCGGTACGGAATGGCAGGAGGCCCGCAAGGCCGCACGCAAGAGCCAGCTGGCCGACATGGAAGACGTCGGCTCCCGCCTGCGCCGTTCCCGTGAGATCGCCAGCCAGATTATCGGCAGCTCCAAGGACCAGAGCGCCGTCGGTCTGGTGCTTAATCAGACATTGCAGACCATGCTCTACGATCTAATGAACAACCTGGACACCAGCGTGATCGATCCCGAGGACATGTGCAGGATGTCGAAGATTGTCAACAATCTGACCCTGGCCCTGGGGCGGACTGAGCAGGCGGCCAGTATCAATCTGAAGCGGGAGGCGGAGATCCGGAAGCAGGCGCTTAATGATGCGGCGGATGCGGTGGAGACGGCAGCGGTGCAAAAGGGCATGAATGCGGAAGAAGCCGCTTTCTGGCGCAGTCAAGTGCTGGGAGTTCAGTAAATGGCCACACCCAACGACATCATACGGGTCATCGATATCGACTCGGAAGAGCTCCCGCCGTCGGTAAGGGAGATCCCGTCGCACGGTTTCGATCCGCTCGCCGAAGGGGTGCTGATGCTGCACCAGCGGCAGTGGATCAAGCAGATCCACGAGTTCGACCTCAATGCCGCCGAGAAGGGCCGTCGTACCGGTATCACCTATGCCACCGCCCTGGACGATTCAATTACCGCCGCGAGCAACAAGCTGGCCGGTGGTGACAATGTTTACTATATCGGCGACACCAAGGAGAAGGGCCTCGAATTTATCGGCTACTGCGCCAAGATGGCCAAAGTCATGGCCATGGCGATGGCCGACGGCTGGAACGGCATCGAGGTCTTTTTGTTTGAGGATCAGCAGGAAGACGGCAGCTCCAAGCACATCACCAGCTACCGGATCCGTTTTGCCTCCGGTTTTCAGATCGTGGCGCTTTCCTCGAATCCGGCCAACATTCGCGGTCTCCAGGGGATCGTCAATATCGATGAGGCCGCCTTCCACAAGAACGTCCAGGCGGTTATCGATGCCTGTACCGCGCTGCTGATCTGGGGCGGGAAAATCCGGATCATCTCGACCCACAACGGCATGAAGAATCCTTTCAATCAGCTGGTTCGGGACGCCCGCGCAGGGCTCAACTCATTCAAGGTTTTCCATTGCACCTTTGACGACGCGGTCAACAACGGGCTGTACGAAAGGGTGTGCCTGGTCAAGGGCTGGGAACCGACGCCGGAAGGGAAGGCAGCCTGGTATGACAAGATCCGCAAGGGCTACGGCACCAACCAGGCCGCGATGAAGGAAGAGCTGGACGCCATCCCCCGGGAAGGTTCGGGCGTGGCGATCCCCGGTGTGCTGATCGAGCAGGCGATGAAGGAAGTGCGGCCGATCGTGCGGCTGGCGCTGGAAGATGATTTCGTGCCGAAGGGTCTCGCCTACCGGGACAGCTGGATTGCCGACTGGATCCGCATCAATATCAACCCGGTCCTGGAGCTCCTGGACAAGAAGCTGCAGCACCATTTCGGCTCGGACTATGCCCGCTTCGGCGACTTCGCCTGTTTCGGTCCGATGGCCAAACTGCAGGACCTGCGCCGGATGGTGCCGTTCATCCTCGAGATGAAGAACGTGCCGACCAGGCACCAGCAGCAGATTCTCTGGCACATCATCGACCGGCTGCCCAGATTCGTCAACGGAGCCATGGACGCCACCGGCAACGGCTACACCCTGGCCGAATACACGGCGGACAAGTACGGCCGTCCGCGCATCCTGGAAGTGAAGATCAGCGATGCCTGGTACCGGGAAAACATGAGGCCGTTTCAGCAGGCGTTCGAGGATGACATGATGGACGTGCCCCGGGACCTGGACATCCTCAACGATCTGCGAACCCTGGAAATGATCGACGGCATCATCAAACTGCCGAATCTGCGCGTCCAGGATACCCAGAATGCCGAGTTCAAGCGCCACGGCGACGGGGCGATCATGCTGGCGTTGGGGCATTATGCCACCCGGCAGGATAACGTCCCGATCGAATTCCAGGCGGCCGGAGCATGCCGCCCTGGTCACGGCTCCAGCATGAACAACTTCATGGGGAGCTGATGGCCAGTAAACGCCGCAAGCGGAGAAAATCCTGTTCCGGGAAAAGGCGTTACGAATCGAGCGCCGACGCCCGCACGGCGATGATCCAGGTGATCCACGCCGGCCGCTCGCGGGGCGGTTTCCTGCACGTCTACCGCTGCCGGTTTTGCGGCGGCTACCACTTCGGCCATGCGCCGTTTCAGAGGTTATTCAATGGCTGCTGACAATCAAAAACCGAACCTGGACGAAATAGCTTCCGCTGCTACCGATTTCGATATCTTCCAGGGTTTTCTCACGACGATCGGGAATCCGGACAAGGTGCTGGCCCTGGAGTGTGGCGGCGACATCCGCGTCTATGACGACATCGGCCGCGACAGCCGGGTGGCGGCATCGCTCCGGACCAGGGCGCTGGCGGTGATCGGCAAGGAATGGACGGTGACGCCCTTTTCCCAGGAACCGGCGGATATCAGAGCCGCCGAGTACGTGGAAAAGGTTTTTCTCGGCTTCCCCTTCGACCGGGCCCGGCGCTCGCTCCTGCGCGGCGGGACGCTGAAGGGTTTTTCCGTCTCGGAAGTGATGTGGGACTACAGCGAGGGTGACACCTTCTTACGGGATATGCGCTATCGCCATCAGCGCCGCTTCCGCTTCGATGTGGACAGTAACCTCTATCTGTTATCCCGCGACAACCCTCTGGGCGAGAACGTCAGCGTCCGCGAAGGTCTGCCGCTGCGAAAGTTCCAGGTCGTGACCTTTGGCGACGAGGTGGAAACACCGTACGGCACGGGTCTGGGCAGAGAGCTTTACTGGCCCTGGTGGTTCAAGAAGAACGGCCTGCGTTTCTGGCTGATGTTCTGCGACAAGTTCGCGGCTCCGACGGCGGTGGGCGAATATCCGTCCGGAACCCTCCCCGACCAGCAACGGGAGTTGCTCTCCGCCGCCCAGGCGATCCATTCCAACAGCGCCATCGTCTTTCCCCAGGGGATGAATCTCCGGCTGATCGAGGCGGCACGGTCCGGCTCCATCACCACCTACCGGGAACTGGTCGATTACCTGAACGACGAAATGACGATCTGTATTCTGGGCCAAACCGCTACCACCAGCGGCAAGCCGGGGGCCATGGGGGATGCCGACGAACAGGCTGATGTCCGGCTGGACCTGGTCAAGGCGGACGCGGACGCGCTGAGCGAGGCGCTAAACGACCGCGAGGGCGGAGTGGTCCCCTGGCTGGTGGATTACCAGTTTCCTGGTCTGGGCCGCTATCCGCAGATCTGGATCGACTGCGCCAATGAGGATAACAAACTGACCCTGGCGGAGCGGGATGACAAATTGATGAACGCCATGGAGAAAAGCGGCCATGCGCTGACCCGCAGCTACTATATCAGAACCCACGGCCTGGAAGACGACGACATCGTGGAGGCCCCCAAGGCACCGCTCCCCACGAACAATCCCGGCGCTGACGGCCTGTCCTTCGCCGAGGGCGACGGCAGCAAGGAGACAGACGCCATCGATGACCTGGTAGACGAGGCGCTCGCCGACTGGGAACCGCTGATGCGGCCGGTAATCGATCCGGTCCGCAAGGCCTGGGAGGAGGCGGAGGACTTTGATGGTCTGCTGGAGAAGCTGACGGACATTTTGCCCGCTCTGGATATGGGCAAGATCCATGAATCCTTGACCATGGCCGGCTTCAAAGCTCGAGCCATGGGCGACGCGACCGACGAGGCGTAGGCATGGCGACCAGACCGAGACCGGAAAAACCAGGCTTCAGCTTTCCCGGAGTAGTTCCCAAGGAGGCGCTCGACTATCTCAAGAACAAGGGCTATCAGCCCGGTTTCTCCCATCTGGATGTCTTCCGGGAGGAACACGCCTATCACTTTACCGTGGCCAAGGCGATGCAGCTGGACGTGCTGCGGACGATCCGCGCCGAGGTGGAGAGGGTAAAGGCTGAGGGCCGCACGTTCGCCCAATACAAGAAGGAGCTTACCCCTGCCCTGCAAAAACTCGGCTGGTGGGGTGTCCAGGAAGTTGAAGATCCCTTGACCGGAAAGAAACAACTGGCGGAGCTCGGCTCTCCGAGAAGACTGAAGGTCATCTTCGAAACCAACATGAGAACGGCCCGGGCCGCCGGACAGTGGGAGCGTGCCGAGCGGACCAAGGACTCGATGCCGTACCGGCTCTATCTGCTGGGACCGTCCAAAGAGCATCGGCCGGAACACGCCCAGTGGCACGGTACGCTGTTGCCGGTGGATGATCCATGGTGGAACACGCACCTGCCGATAAACGCCTGGGGCTGCAAGTGCCACGTGCGCCAGGTGAGCGAGTATGAGGCTGGGCGGCTGAAGGAACGGGGAGTGATCGCTCCGGACAGAAAGCAGCTAGTCAATCCGGAGACGGGACTGCCGACCGGGCAAATCGAAAAGCGCTATGTGCCGGTGCGGACCGAAGCGCCGCCGATCCGCACCCGGGAGTGGGTGAACAAGCGGACCGGCGAGGTGCTGGATGTGCCGGTTGGGATAGATCCCGGCTTCGACACGAACCCTGGCAAGGAGAGGCAGCAAAACCTGGAGCGCATGCTGGCGGGCAAGCTGTCAGGAGCCCCCCGTGACCTGGTCCAGGTCGCCATGCGGGATCTGGCTGCCTCGGGCCGCTATCGGGCGTGGGCCGAAGAGGTGCTGGCTGCGGGGAGACCTCGCGGGTATGTCCAGATTGTCGGCGCCATCGATGGTTCGATCGCCGAATATCTGGCGGCAAGGGATATTACCGTGGGAACACCGGTGATCGAGATTGACGACAAGGCCGTACTGCACGGCCGTCGCGCCGCCAAGGCCGACCGCGCCGCAGCCCTGCCCGACAATGATCTGCTGGCCTTGCCTGAACGATTGGCGGAAGCGGAACGCTATTTTGACGAACAGGATCCGGCGCTGGTGTATGCCTGGGAATCAGAGGGGGGGAAGGCAGGCAAAGCCGTTGTGCGGGTAAATTTCAGAAAGAAGGGCGAGGTGAGTAACCGGGTGGTGACTACCGGACTGGTGCAGCCTGGGAACCTGCGTGACCCCAGATACAAGAAAATTCCCTGACGGGAACCAGCGGTACGACGGCCGGGGGGGCGCTCACCTCCCCCATGGGGCTGGAGACATTCTCAAGTCCAGATGGCCAGAGCGACTTTCCATCTGTCGGCCGTCGTGAGATCCATGACAACTATACACCCGTTTATGCCGGTTGCCAACAATGTTGTCTCAAACGCCCAAATTTGCCCTGTGGCTGTTTGGGGGTATCTACCCAAGCACCCGACAATAAAAACGCAGCACACGTAAATTTAAAGATGGTTTTAACACGGTTCTGAATTTCCTTGTGGTCAAAACTTACGGTACCGGAAATGATCCGGGAGAAAACACGTAGTACGGTGCAGATGCACCGTATGGAAAATGGTTGAACCGGGCCAAAGGCATAAAACAGGAGGCACAGTGAAAAAACGCATCAAGATGCTGAAGCCAGGCAAGTTTACGTCGATGAGCGGCAAGGTCGTGAAGTTTACCGAAGCGGATCTCCAGGCCACGGCTGCCGCGTACAACCCTGAGATCCTGTCGGCTCCGTTCGTCATCGGACATCCGAAGCATGACGATCCGGCCTACGGCTGGATCGGAGCAGCCGAGGTCACAGACGGCATCCTCTGTGGCACGTCCGACAAGGTAGATACGGCGTTCGCCGAAATGGTCAATAGCGGCAAATTCAGCAGGGTTTCCCTTGCCCTCTACGAGCCGGACAGTCCGAACAATCCGGTTCCAGGAGTTTACTATCTCAAACACCTGGGTTTCCTTGGCGCGATGGCGCCGGCTGTGAAGGGACTGGGCACGGTAAGCCTGGCAGAGGGAGAAGCGGGAGTCATAGAGCTGGGCGACTGGAGCGACCGTACTATCGCCCGGTTGTTGAGAAGTCTGAAAAACAAGCTCATTGAAAAATTCGGGACGGAGGACGCCGAGGCGGCGCTGCCCGAATGGGATATCGAATCGGTCCAGGAAGAGGCCCTGCGCCCCGAAATAAAAACAGAAGCGGCGCTGGAACCGGCGTTCGCGGAAACAAAAACGGAGGAAGAAGCAATGGCGTTAACTACCGAACAGCTTGCCGCCCGCGAGGCGGATCTGCAGCAAAGGGAAGAGACGTTGAAAAAAAAGGAGACGGCAGGCGTTCATTCCGCGAACGTGGCCTTTGCCGAAGGTCTGGTGGCAGCCGGAAAGTTGCTCCCCGCAAACAGGGAGGCGCTGGTCGGCTGTCTCGACTTTGCCGCCGGGATCAAAGATGGCGATGTCATTTCGCTCGGAGAAGGTGACACGAAGAAGGACAAGCCCGTGATCGAGGTGCTGCAGGATATCTTCAGCTCCTACCCGAAGATCATCGAGTTCGGCGAGCTGGCCGGCGGCCGCTTCGACCAGGATGAGGACCAGGGGAAGATCCCAGCCGACCTTTCCAAGCACATTTAACCCGAGTACATAACCTTTTCAGGGAGGCTTTACCATGACCATCAAAGGAAACGTAGGAACCTTCACCCGCGATGACGAGCGCGCCCGGACGGCCGGACACGAACCGGTCGTTCTTGCCGGCAAGGTCACCGCCGCTGACGGCGTATATCCAACCGGACTGCTGTTGACCCGCAGCGCGGCCAATATCCTCATTGCGCTGGCCGTTGTCGCCGACGAGGTGATCGCTACCGGTAACGGCGCCACCCAGGTCTATGCCGATAACCTCGCATCATTCCCGGTTGAACCCGGCACCGTTTCAATCACTGACGGCGTCGAGACTTTTACTGACGACGGAAGCGGACGCCTGGTCGGCAGCGCCGGCGGCACTGGAACCATCAACTACAAGAGTGGCGCTATTACGCTCGATTTCAACGCCAACGTCGGCAACCTCACAGACATTGTCGCCGATTATGTCACCGAGGTCGCCGGGGTACTGGATGAAGAGGTTGACACCGCCGACAGCGCGGCCTGCCTTTATGTCGCCCACGGCACTGTCCGCCAGGACGTGCTGAAGGTGGGCAAAGTGGCGAAGGCCGCCCCTTCGGCTGCCGTCCTTATGCTGCTGCAGAAAAAGGGAATCTACCCGAAATAACAAGTCATTGACCAGGGCGCTGAAAACCCCTGACGGAGGAATAACGCTATGTTCAACATTAAAGGACTTTTTACCCGGGACGCGATCATTCGCTATCTCACCCAGCTGCCGGTGCTGCAGACTCCGGTCATGGATGTCGTTTTTACCAATCGGCCACAGTCTCCCCTCCCTCTGATCGGCGCGGACATGATCGCGGGCACCTGCAATGCCATGCCCCTGGCCAAGCGAGGCGGCAGATCTATTTCGGTAACCAAAGAAAACGGGGTGACGAACTTCTATGAACCGTTCCCGATCCACCCCGACGTAAGTATCACCGGTGTCGACCTGAACAATCTGAAGATGCTCGGCAACAACCAGGCAAGTCTCGATGCCTGGGCACAGGTAAAAACCGATTACCTCCGCCGGGTAGTACGGGCCACCACGGAAGCCATGTGCGCAGTCTCTCTCTCCGGGACCTTGTCCTATCCGGTCCAGCTCGAAGGCGGCGGTTTCGACACCTACGAGGTTATTTACGGGGCAATCCAGTCACTTGTTCCGACCAAGCTGTGGGACGCTAACGATATTACAATCGGCAAGATTTTCAGTGACTTGACGGACATGCAGCTGAAGCTTCAGCTCAAGGGTTACGGTGGCATCATAGAAACCTGGGCCGGCAAGACTGCTTATAACGCTCTGTTCGCTGCCGCGGAAAACAGCAAGACGACAGCGAAGATCCGGATCGAGATCACTGATCAGGGAATCAATATCGGCGGATTTCTGATTAAGCGCCGGGCCGAGCAGTACCGCAATCCGCAGACCGGAGCTATGGCACAAATCGTCGGTGACAAGGTAATTAAAATGATTGCCATGGATGCCGGGCATGTCATGCCCTATGCCGCGCTTGATGACCTGGACAGCAATCTGCAGCCGATGCCGTTCTTCATCAAGCCGATAAAAACCGACAACCCGAGCGGGTACCAGTTGGTGGCGGAATCAAAACCGCTACCGGTGCCGAACGTGGATGGTATCTGCGAAGCGACGGTGACGTCGTAAATTTAGCTGAGGCGTAAAGTGTGAGGGGTGAGGCGGATAGCCGCCTCACTTCTCATCCACCACGAGGGACACGATGTACGCAAACGAACAGGACATTATCGACAAGTACGGCGCTGAGGCGCTGGTCATCACCGCCGACCATGACGGCGACGGGGTTGCCGATCCGGCGGTCGTCGCTAGGGGATTATCCGACGCCGGCGACGAGATCAACACCTATATCGGTAGTCGCTATCCTCTGCCGCTGACGTATGCGCCGCCGATACTGAAGCCGCTTTGCATCGATATCGCCCTGTACAAAATGTCGGTGGGCATCACGGTAACTGACGAAAAAAGGCTGCGCTACGAAGACGCATTGAAGCTGCTCGTGAAAATTGCCGAAGGGAAAATCACCCTGGGGCTGCCTGCCGTCGAGCAGCCGGTGGCAAACGACGGTATTCACATCTCCAGGGCGACTCCGGTCCTTACTAAAGATGTGCTGGAGACATACTGATGGCCGGAACCGCCCTCGTATACGATTTCAGCTCTCTCTCCCGCCTGGAGGATCGCCTGCAGCGGCTGGCCGGCACTGACCGCCGGCAACTGCTCGGTGAGCTCGGCGCGGTACTGGAGAGCCAGACGAAACGGAGGATTACCGATGAAAAAGAAGGCCCGGATGGCGCATCCTGGGCTGACTGGTCGGAAGGGTATGCCGCGAAACGCCATTCCGGACAGAGCCTCCTGGAGAGCGAGGGGCACCTGGAGGGCGAAATTACCCACAATGTTACCAGCGATTCCGAAGTCGAAGTGGGCACGAACCTGGTCTACGCCGCGACGCATCAATTCGGATCGGACGATGGCCGCAACATCCCGGCCCGTCCGTATCTCGGCCTCTCGGCCGACAACGAAGCGGAGCTGCTCGACGTGGCCGATCGCTTCCTGGATAGGGTGGTGAACCTGTGAGTATTCTGGAGCTGCGTGACGAGATCACAGCGGGGATTCTGGCCGGCATCCCAACCCTTGGCAGCTGCCAAACCTTCGGCGGTCGATTGGCCCAGGGAGATATCAAACGATTTGCCATGAAATCGCCTGCCGTGCTGGTCGCCTGTCTCGGTATCCCGTCCATCCAGGATGACGGCGGCGGCGAGATCGACGCGGTCTGCACCTGGGGGGCTTTCGTGGTCACTACCGACCGGCCGCAACTCCCCAGGGATACGGGCGCTCTGGCCATTGTCGCCGCCTTGGCGACGCTGATCCCGAACAATTACTGGGATGGCAAAGCCACGGGGATCCCCGAGAAGATCAAGGGTGACAACCTGTATAACGGGAGCATCGACGGAGCCGGAGTGGCGCTCTGGGTCGTGACCTGGCAGCAAAAGACCACCCTGGGCGGCCTTGACATGGGGGATCTGGACGACTTCCTGCTGCTCCATGCCGATTATGATCTGGCCCCGCCTGATGGGGTAATTGAGGCTTTAGACGATATTAACGTGCCACAATAGTCCGCCGGGTGCTTGGCGGGGGAGGAACAATGCAGGGTAGGATTTTTATCACACCGGCGGCGGGTCTGGTTGTCCGCGATCCGGATACCAGAGAGCCACTGGCCGCTGAGGGCGAATGGAAACTGCGTTCACAATACTGGCTGCGCCGCAAGGAATGCGGTGACGTGGTCGAAGCCAAACCGCCGAAAGCGGACAAAAAGGAGGTAGTCGATGCTGTCGTTTAACCAGATCCCGATAAATATCCGCACACCGGGCCAGTACATCGAGTTTGACAATTCCCGAGCCGTGCAGGGGCTGCCGGCCATTGCCCACAAGATCCTGGTGATCGGCCAGCGCTTTGCCGCCGGAGCGGTCGCCGCCGGAGTTCCAACGCGCATTACCGCCGCCGCCCAGGCGGAGGAAGCCTGGGGCCGTGGCTCGATGATCAGCGCTACGTTCAACGCGCTGAAGGCCGCGAACTCCTATACCGAAAGCTGGGGTATCGCCCTGGACGATCTGGTCGCCGGTACCGCCGCAACGGGAACGGCGACCCTTACCGGACCGGCCACCGAGGCGGGGACGTTGTCCCTCTACATCGCCGGGAAACGTGTGCCGGTTGGCGTTGCCAGCGCCGCCAGCGCCGATACCATCGCCGCGGCCATCGCCGCCGCCGTGACCGCCGACACGACGCTGCCGGTAACAGCCGCCGCAGTTGGAGCAGTGGTGACCTTCACCGCCCGGCACAAGGGCGAGTGCGGCAACTCGATCGACATCCGCCTGAACTATTACACCGGCGAGCGGCTGCCCAAAGGCGTCGGCTGCGCGATCGTCGCCATGAGCAATGGAGCCGGCAATCCGGACATTGCCGCGGCGATCACCGCCATGGGAGCGATTCACTACCACACCATTATCATGCCGTACACCGATGCCGCTAATCTCGCGGCCCTGGAAGCGGAACTCTCCACCCGTTTCGGTCCGCTGGTGCAGCAGGAGGGCCAGGCGTTCGCCGCGGTTGCCGGCAGCCATGCTGCGGGATCGACCCTCGGCAATTCGCGTAACTCGCCGCATCTGACCATCATGGGTGGCCAGGGTTCGCCGACAGCGCCCTGGGTGATTGCCGCCGTGGTGGGAGCGGTGGACGCCTACGAGCCCGACCCTGCCAGACCTCGCCAGACGCTGCCCTTGACCGGTGTGCTGGCTCCGGCGGAAAGCGCCCGCTACACCCTGGCGGAGCGCAATATCCATCTCTATGACGGGATCTCCACCTTCATCATCGACCAAGGCGGCAACTGCCTGATCGAGCGGCTGATTACCACCTACCAGACCAATGCTTTCGGCGTGGAGGATATCAGTTATCTGGATGTGGAGACGATGCGCACCATCGCCTATCTTCGCTATTCGGTCCGGGCCCGGATCGCCTTGAAGTATCCGCGGCACAAGCTGGCCAACGACGGGACGGCCTTTGCCCCCGGTCAGGCGATTGTGACGCCGAACATCATCCGCGCCGAGCTGATCGCTCTGTTCCAGGACTGGATGGCGGCCGGACTGACCGAGAACATCGAGCAGTTCAAGACGGATTTGATTGTCGAGCGTGATGCTGATCCGAACCGGGTCAATGCCGTTATCCCGCCCGACTGCGTCAACCAGTTCCGGGTATTCGCCGCGCAGATTCAATTCAGACTGTAACTGCAGCGTACAGCGTACAGTTGAACAGCGAACAGTAAAGCGTTTTTAGTTTTTCACTGGGCTCTGTACGCTGTTTAACTGGTCGCTGAAAAGCGACTGAAAGGAGCATATCCATGGCCCAGACACTGGGTAGAGCAACGATCAAGTATGACGGCAAGGCGCTCAGGACGGAAAAAGGCGCAAAGATCAATACCGGCGGTGTTTCCCGCAAAGTTATCGAGGGGGACCAGGTCCACGGTTATGCCGAGGAGACCAAGGCCCCGTTTGTCGAGTGCGAAGTCAATCTGGCAAAAGGCGATTCGCTGGTGGATCTGAACAAGATCACCGCCGCCACCGTGACCTTCGAAGCCGACACCGGCCAGACCTGGGTATTGAAAGACGCCTGGCTCGAGGAGCCGGTTGAAGCTACAGCCGGCGACGGCGGCAAGATAAAACTGAAATTTGTCGGCATGAGCTGCGAGGAAATGAAGTAATTAGTCTGACAGAGAGGTAATCAATGGAACCTGAAATAATCATTGCCAACCCAACATCAGTTTTCGGTCCCGGTTATGTGGGGACCGTCCTGCTGCATAAGGATACCGCGCCCCTCGGCAGCAACGAGACCAGGTCGCAGGTTATCCTGGTCAATGCCGTGTCCAGCATCGGAGGCGACATTTATGCCGACAAGGATTGCGTGCTGAAGGTTTATACAAGCCCCGACGGTGATAATTACGGCGTTCCGTCGGAGGTTTCCGTTGCCGCCGGCGAGACGGTCAGGTTCGAGTACCCGGAGCTTTATAGCCGGACGGTGAAAGTTGATGTGGTTAACGGGGCTGTTGCCATGGGTGCATTCCGGCTCTTTGTGCGCGGGGGTGATTGATGGAAACACTCGGAAGAATCATCGACCTCTCCGGCCGGAAGGCGTTACAGACAATCGCAACCCTCCCGGCCCACTACAGCCGAGACTCCGCCTGGGGTATCAAGGGCCGGAGCGTTGCTGCCGATCGCTACACGCTCCTGTCGCCGTCCGCCCTGGCTGTCAACATCGGCGGTCTGGGTTTCGTGCTGCCGGCGCAGGTATCACTCGCCCTCTCCGTAGCTGCGTCCTGGGATGCAATTGTGCCCACGGATTACACCGTCGCCGCTACCCGGGCAGGTAAGGATTTTTACCTGTATGCCTGCCAACAGGGAGGCAGCGCCCCAAAACTAGTCCTATCCGCCAACTCAACCGTTCCGGCCGGCTACACCGCCGACACCAGCCGTAAGGTCGGCGGGTTTCACTGCCTGTGCGTGGCTGTCGGAGTCATTGCCGGCCATGCCCTGACCGGCTTTATTGCCGGGGACATTCTGCCCGAGTCGGTATGGGATCTGTCGTTCCGCCCAACCTGCTCTCCGGAGGGGATGGTCTACGATGCCAAGAGCGGCGTCTGGGTAGACCTCTACCTCACCTCCGGCACCGGCAGCTCTACCCGCAGCACCTACAACGCCACCATCTCCGATAACCGCAACTGGATGGATTTTGTTGACGACCTGGGTGCGGTCGGTAAACGGCTCTTGACTGATCCTGAATTTCAGCTGGCAGCTGCCGGCAGCAACGAGGAAACCAACATCACCGGCTCTGCCGATCCGGTCACCACCGGCGGCCACGTCGATACTGCGGCCCGGCGCATGATTAGCCACATCGGCATTGAGGATGCCTGCGGCGTCATGCACCAGTGGTTACAGGACCAATCGTTCCGCTGTGATCCTGACGGCACCGTGCAGGCCGCGGCGCTGACTTTCACCGTGTCCTATGTGGCCGCTCCGGGCGGAAATCCGATTTACCTGAAGCAGAGCGCTGACGGCCAGTTTTACCTCGCCTGCAACATGGCCACCGCCCTGGCGGACAAGCAGATCGGTCCGGCCAACTATAAGGTGCCGATCAAACACGAAGCAGCCGCGGCCGCCAACGCCATTGGTCAGGTGTACTACAACTCCGGAGGGACCGCTCCGGCGAAAATGCTCTGCAACATTGCCACTATAGCAAAAGACATTTTCCTGCCGAGCAATAACCCGACCTACTTCCTGCAGATCAAGCACGATGCGTCTGCTGCCGCTAATGGCCGGGCACTCAACTATGACGATGGCGCCGACAACCGGCTGGAATGCAACACCGCCAGCGCCGCCAACGACTCGGCCGATCTCGCCCTCAACAGCCAGAGTTTTAACTGGTACGATCTGCCGGGCTCTAAGGGCAGCCTCTATAAGCAGGGCAGTGTTGGTGATGTCAAGCTGCTGGCCGGCGGTTATTGGGCTAATGGGACGAATGCCGGTTCGCGCTGCCGTTCTGCGGCTTACTCTCGCTGGAATACGTTTTCGAATTTCGGTTCGCGCGGTTGCGCCCGGAGCCGGGAAACGTAATTCGTAAAACGTCATACGCACTGTAGAAATGGTTGTGGCGCCGATGGCTGCTGGCCGGCGGTAATTGGAATAATGGGACGAATGCCGGTTCGCGCTGCCGTAATGCGAATAACTATCGCTGGAATACGAATTCGAATATCGGTACGCGCGGTTGCACCCGGATACAGGAACGAGTCAAACTCCCTGGCTGGGCGCTACAACCCTGTCCGGTAGGTGAAAACCGAAAGGCAAAACACAAAACGGAGAACGGGCCGGGCTAGTAGGGTAACCGGACGTCAGGCCCGGACAAAACCATGAAACGACACGGCAATCTTTACGACAAAATCACCTGCAGCGAGAACCTGCGGCTGGCCTATGAAAAGGCCCGGCGCGGCAAGTCCCGCATGCACAACGTCCAGCGCTTCGAACACGACGTGGACAGCAATCTGGAGAGGATTCGCCGGAGCCTGGTTGATAAGACCTTCACCACTGCCCGCTACCAGGTGAAGAAGATCTACGTGCCCAAGGAGCGGGATATCTACGTTCTGCCCTTCTCCCCGGACCGCATCGTCCAGCACGCCATCATGAACGTCCTGGAACCTGTCTGGGATACCACGTTCATCGCCGATTCCTATGCCTGCCGCACCGGTAAAGGTATTCATGCCGGCAGCCTCCGGACCATGGAGTTTGTGCGCAGGTACCGGTACGTGCTCAAATGCGACATCGCCAAGTTTTACCCGAGCATCGACCACGATGTCCTCTATGGCATCGTGCAGCGGAAAATCAAATGCGCGGATACGCTCTGGCTGCTGAAAGACATCATCTACTCTGCACCGGGAGGCAAGAACGCCCCCATCGGGAACTTTACCAGCCAGTGGTTTTGTAACCTCTATCTGAACGAGCTCGACCAGTTGGTCAAACATCACTACAAGATCAAGGGCTATCTCCGCTATTGCGATGATTTCTGCCTGTTCAGCGATGACAAGCAGCAACTGCGGGCCCTGGCCGACGAGCTCCGGGTTTATCTGGCAAAGGAGCTGAAGCTCACCTTCAGTAAATGCGACCTGTTTCCCGTCTCCCAGGGTGTGGACTTCCTCGGCTACCGCCACTTCCGGAATTACATTCTGGTGCGCAAGAGCACCGCCACCAGAGTCAGACGCCGGCTGGCCAATCTTCCCCTTCTCCTGGCCGCCGGGGAAATAACAGAGGAGCAGTATCGATCATCAATTGCCTCCACACGTGGATGGCTCAAATGGGCGAACACGCATAATCTCTCCGTTGCGCTGGAACTGGACCGCCTGACGGAGACGAGGGATGCCGCATAAACGCTTCAGTGATTTCGCACGGGAGAGGATTCCGCTCGATGGGGACAAAACACGGCTTGATGACATCATTAACCGCGAGATCCTGGTAATCGGCCACTCCATTAAAAGGAGCCGCTATGACAAGAACAACAGCGGCAAGGTTCTTACTCTGCAGTTCGAGCTCGACGGCGATCGCCGGATACTCTTCACCGGCAGCGACGTGCTGATAGAACAGATCGAGAAATACGGCGACCAGATACCGTTTGCGGCCACCATTAAGAAAATCGATAGGTATTACACACTGTCCTAAGGAGAAGGTATGCGCGGATTCCCGAAGTATTTAAACACCAAGACAGATTATGAGTACGTTAAGGCCACCTTCCCGCCTGAACAGTGGCGGCCCCGTTTTCAGGCGCTCCTGGACGAGCGTTTTGCCTGGCTGCCGGTTGGGCCTTTGGCGGACGGTCAACCGGGTGTAGAGGACGAGACTCACCGCGTGCTGGTAAATCCCGCCGAGACCGGGCAAAACGTGCCGGTGCGGGTCCAGGAGGAGTATCGGGAAGATCCGAATGCGACTATTTTTCGGTTGGGGTTTACGGTTGAGGAAGTAACACAAATTCTTGAGGAAGAGGAGTAACTCTTGGCCACCGTTATCTGCATCTTAAACAAAGGATTAATGATCGGTGAAACCACCCATAAAGACGCCGAAATTCGCGAGGCGACCGCCGGTGATCTGATCGAAGCCACCGAGGAGAGCGAGAAGGTTGTGTTGACTCCCGATGGCTACCAGTTGGTGGCCAGCCCGACCATGGTCGGACTGAACACCCTGCGCCGGCAGATCGTCCGGATCGGCGAGTATCCGGGACCGCTCACTCTGACGGAGCTGAAAAAACTGTCCTCCAAGGACATCAGTCTTCTTCAGGAGCAGGCGGAGATAGTCGAGTCGGTATCCCTGAAGGAGTTTGCCGACCGGGGGCGAGCTGATCAGGCACCGGCGTAGTTATCTGGCCGGTGTCTTTCGTATCGCCACCTGGACCCACTGGTCCGAAAAAGAGATCCTTTCCCTGTCCATCAGCCGGCTGCTTGGCTATCTGAAAATGACCGAGGTTACAAAGTGAGTCTTCGCACATCCATGATAATCGACCTGGCCGGGAACCTCTCCGCCAGGGCCAACCAGTTCCTGGGCAGCATGCAGCGCCTGGGTACCGGCGGCAGCCGCTCGATGCAGATGCTGCAGCGGAGTGTTCACGCCGCCGGTCAGGGGCTGGATCGGCTGGGTAACCGTTATACGGCGCTGTTGACCGGGGCGGCGGGTATCGGCGCTCTTAAGATGGTTGGTGATTTGTCTGAACGGCTGGCATATCTGGCCAACAACGCTAGTCTTCCACGCCAGGAAATAGACAAGCTTTATAATTCAATCCTCGACGTTGCCCAAGCGCCCGATATCCGCGTTGACCCTTCCGGAATTCTTTCCGGAGTCGAGACCATCGTTGAAAAACTTGGCGATCTTCAACTGGCCAAAGACAATATGCGCAACATAGGTCTCGTCATGCGAGCCACCGGAGCCGACGGCAAGGATGCTGGAGACATGATCGCCAACTTCCGCGAAAAGTTCAATATCAAGTCCCCCGACGAGATGTTGCAGGCCCTGGACATTATGGTTAAGCAGGGCAAGGCTGGAGCGTTCACACTGAAAGATATGGTCACCCAGGGGAACCGTGTAACGGCCGCATACGGCTCTATGGGGAGATCGGGGCTTGATGCTGTCCGCGAGATGGGAGCGGTTCTTCAGGTGTTTCGCAAATCGTCGGGCAACGCCGAAGAAACCAGCACCGCCTTCAAGAACTTCTTTGGAGATCTGATCCAAAAGCGGAAGGAGCTGGCCAAGCATGGAATCAACATATGGGACCCGGCCAAGCTTAAGGAGGGGAAAAAGGAAATCCGTTCGGCGGTGGATATCATCGACGATATCATGGTCAAGACCAAGGGTGATCCCGAAAAGGCCGCCGAGATATTCGGCATGCAATCCCTGGACGGTATGAAGTCTTTCATCAAGGCATGGAATTCGGGAGGTAAGAACGCCGCCAAGGAATACATGGCAATCCAGGGCGACGGCAAAACGCTGACTGAAGACGCCGCCAACATAGCCCGTGAATACAACGCATCCATACGCAATATTTACACCAGTTGGCAACGGTTTGCATCTTCAAACCTGATGAAGCCGGTTCAGAAATTGGCTGATAGCCTGAACAGCCTGGAGTCTGGCACTGTTGAACGCTGGCTGAAGGTCGGGACGGCGATTGGCGTGACCGTCGGCGCTCTGATACTTGCAAAAAAAGGGATCGAGATGTTCCGGTTCGGGCGCGATCTAGTCACCGGCGGCAAGGGCAAGGGTTCCGGCCTCGGCGGTCTCGCGGGTGGAGGACCGATACCGGTGTACGTCGTTAATAACCCGGCATCCATGCTGACTGGCGGCAATGCTGGCGGTAATGCCGCTTCAACCGGCTCAAAGATCCTCAAGAACACCATCGGCAAGATTCCCTCGTTTTTGAAAGCCGGGACACTCGCCAGGTTGGCGGGTATGGGCAGGGTCGGCGCGGCCCTCGCCGGTACCGTCGGCACTGTCGGGGCAGGAGCTACGGCGGGGGCGGTGCTTGCCGCCGGCTCAGGTGGATACATGGCCGGTAAGGGTATTAATAGTCTGATCGGATGGGGCATGGGCAAGATGAGCGGCGGCAAGTACAAGGGGAGCGGAGCTATAGGCGAAATGCTTTATGACTTCCTGCACAAGCAACCCGCAACCCCGCCCAAAAAACAGGAAGTAGGCGGCGAGATCCGGATCAAGATCGAAAGTGATACGCCGGCCAGGGTCGCCGGGATGAAATCAAAGAACAGCAAGGTGCCGCTCAATGTGGACAGCGGCCTGATGTACACGGGGTTTTAAATGAGCTGGCGAGAGAATCTGCAAAAAGGATCGTTCCGGGGCGCTGCCTTTTTCTGGCGCAGCGCCGACGGTGAGATCGGCCGCAAGACCGCCCGGCACGATTACCCGTTACGCGATGAGGCGTATATCGAGGATCTGGGCAAAGTCCCCAGGGAGTTTACCCTCGAAGTAATCGTGATCGGTCCGGAGTATCTGGCCGCCCGCGACAAGCTGATTGCCGCCTGCGAGGAGGCGGGGCCGGGATCTCTGGTCCACCCGACCATGGGCACGCTGCAGGTTGCGCTGAACGGCCGGGTGCGGATCTCCGAATCGACCAGTGAAGGCGGGATGTGCCGCTTCACGCTGCCCTTCGTCCTTGCCGGTGAGAACAAGTACCCGACCGCGGCGAATGACACCTCCGGGGCGGTCGCAACCCGGGCGGATGCGGCTCTTGGCAAAGTTAAGGATGATTTCGGCAGCGTCGTGACCGTTGTCCAAAAGCCCGCCTACATCGACGATCATCTGCAGGGGTTGGCCACATCCGCTCTGGATAAGATAGCGGGGGTCAGGGGTATGATCGCCGCGCCGTTGGTGCCGGAGCGGGTGACTGCTCTGCTCGCCACCTACCGGCAACTGAACGGTTCCGTTTCAGCCCTGGTCCGCTCCCCGCTGGAGCTGGCCGCCGGATTACAGGGTTTTGTGGCGGGGCTCTCGACTCTGACCGACAACCCTTTTTCAGCGTTCAAGAGCCTGCGAGGTCTTTTTGATTGGGGCTCCGACCTGAAGCCGGTACCCCGGACCACCAGCAATCGCATCGTTCAGGCGGAAAATCAAGCCGCCATGGTGACGCTGATACGCTCCAGCGCGGTGATCGAGGCGGCGCGGGCTGTTTCCGAGTCCGGATTTGTCGGTGGTCGCGCTGCTGACGGCAACGTCTATCAGGCGGAGATCCCGAGCTATCAGGAGGCGGTAAAGGTACGGGATGAGCTGGCCGATCGCCTGGATGTGTTGATGGAGGACTCCGTTGCAGACGACACCTATCAGTCTCTGGCCGCTCTGCGCGTCGCCGTCATTACCGACATTAACGCCAGGGGCGCCGATCTCGCCCGCACTGTCGCTTACCGTCCCGTGACTACGCTTCCGGCCCTGGTTGTCGCCTATCAGCTCTATGACGACGCGGAGCGGTCCGAGGAGATTATCGCCAGAAACCGTATCCGGCATCCCGGCTTTGTGACCGGTGGGCGTGACCTGGAGGTATTGCTCGATGCCTGATCTGATCCTCCAGGTGAACGGCAGGAAGTACGGCGGCTGGCAATCGGTGCGGGTGGTCCTCGGTATGGAGCAGATCGCCGGCACGTTCGAGCTGTCGGTTTCCGAGCGTTGGCCGGGGCAGCCGGAAGCATGGCCGATCCTGCCCGGTGACGCCTGTCAGGTGCTGATCGGCGATCAGCCGGTTATCACCGGGTATGTGGACGATGTTGCTCCGGATTATGACAAGGAGAGTCATAGTGTCAGGATCTCCGGCCGCGACCGGACCGGTGACCTGGTGGACTGCAGCGCCATGCACAAGAGCGGACAGTGGGCGGGAGTTACCCTGGACCGGATCGCCGCCGACCTCTGCGCGCCCTTTGGTGTCAAGGTTTCGCTGCAAACGGACGTGGGAGCTAAGTTTGGCAAGTTCGCCCTTCAGGAGGCGGAAACCGCTTTCGAGGCCCTCGACCGGGCGGCCAAGATGCGCGGGGTGCTGTTGATGAGTGACGGCAAAGGCGGCCTGGTGATTACCCGCGCCGGCAGCCAAAGAATCGGCACGGCTCTGGTCAAGGGGCAGAACGTCGAGCGAGGCTCCGGGCAGTTCTCCCACAAGGACCGGTTTTCGAAGTACATCATCAAGGGTCAAACGCCGGGGCATGACGATTCCACTCCTGAGCACAACGCCCAGACCAAGGCGACCGCCGAAGACAACGCGGTCAGGCGCTACCGTCCGCTGATCGTAATAGCCGAACAGGGTGACAACTCCACCTACACAGACCGGGCAAAGTGGGAACGTAACGTCCGCGCCGGCAAGGCATCCCGTGTGACCTACCCGGTAAGCGGTTGGCAGCATACAAACGGGCTCTGGTTGCCGAACCGGCTGGCCCAGGTGAAGGATGATTTTCTCGGTGTCGATGGCGATCTGCTGCTGGCGCAGGTGGCGTTTATTCTGGACGAGTCGGGCAGTCGGGCGGAGTTGGAATTGTGCCGCAAGGAAGCGTTCGACCTGGTCGCCCTGCCCGAAAAGGGCAAAATGAAGAAGGGCAAGAAGGAGGCGGACGTATGGTGATGAGGGAGTTCCAGAAGCTTGCCGCTCCTCTTGCCAGGAGGATCCGGCTCTCTGTCGGCAGGGGGATTGTCCGGCTGGTGAATGATGCGCTGAAGCTCCAGGCGGTGCAAGTGTCGCTTTTAGCCGACGAAACGCAGGATAACGTGGAGCGTTTCCAGGAGTACGGTTTTACCAGCCATCCTTTCCCTGGCGCTGAGGCTATTGTCGTCTGTGTCGGCGGATCTCGAGACCATGCCGTGGTGATTGCGATCGATGACCGGCGCTATCGGTTGAAGGCCATCGCTCCCGGTGAAGTGGCGCTCTATGACGACCAGGAGCAGGTTGTCCACCTGAAGCGCGACAAGCATATCCATGTCTATGGAGCCGATCGCCTGACCGCGGACGTGGCCGAAGATGTGGTGATCAATACGTCCAGGGCGGCGGTGAACGCCTCGGAGAGCTGCATCGTCACCAGTCCGCTGGTCAAGGCGGTGGCGTCAACCCAGGTGATCCTCGATACACCCCTGACCAGCTGCACCGGCGATTTGGCGGTCGCCGGCGGAGTTACCTGCTCCGGCACGTATGGCGCAAGCGGCGGGAGGATCCAGACTCCTGGTGATATCCAGTCTACCGGCGGCGAGGTAAGCGACCAGGTCAGATCGATGGCCGCTGATCGGGACATCTACAACGGGCACACTCACCCGGGCGACTCCGGCGGGACCACCGGCGCTCCGAACCAGGGGATGTAAATGGCGGATTTTTTAACAGTATGGAAAGGATACTCCGGCGATTGGCAGCTGATCGGTCCTGGCCTCGCCGAAGACGACGGTCTGATAACGTCAGTGATCATCAGTCTCTTTACCGATCGTCGCGCGGAAGAGGACGATGCTCTGCCCGACGGTTCCGATCGCCGGGGTTGGTGGGGAGATATTTACAGCGACCTGGAGGGAGACCGGATCGGTTCGCGCCTTTGGCTGCTCGCCCGAGAAAAACAATTACCGGAAGTGCTTGTCAAAGCACGGGAATATGCAGTCGAGGCGTTGCAGTGGTTGATCGACGATGGTGTCGCCGCCGCGGTGAAAGTGGAAACCGAAATTGTCCGCCAGGGGGTTCTGGGTTTTGCCGTGGAGATCGTGCGGCATAACAGGCCGCCGGTGCGATATCGATTTGAACAGTTCTGGAAGGGCAATTAAAGGAGAGTTGTATGCCGTTTCAAAGACCGACTCTTAAAGAACTGAAGGAGCGCGCCGCGGCTGATCTGGACAGCAGGCTGCCGGGTAGCGATGCCAGGTTGCGCCGCTCGAACACCAACGTTCTGGCCATGGTTCACTCCGGAGCCGTGCATGGTCTGCACGGCCACCTTGATTTTTTGTCCAAACAGATTATCCCGGACACGGCCGAAAGCGAGTTTCTGGACCGCTGGGCCTCGATCTGGAAGGTGGCGCGCAAGGCCGCTGCTGCAGCTACGGGGATGATTACCTTCACCGGCACGAATGGTGCGGTTGTCCCCGCCGGGACGTCGCTTCGGAGATCCGACGGCGCTGAGTTCGCTGTTTCGGTTGCCGTGGCGATCGCCGCCGGCACAGCCACGGCGGAGATCGTGGCCGCGGAACCGGGCGTTGCCGGCAATACCGTGACGGGATCCGCTCTTACCTTAGCCAATCCGATTGCGGGGGTGAACCCGACCGCCTCTGTAGCTGCCGGCGACATCAACGGCGGGACCGATAGCGAGGATGACGACGATTTGCGGATAAGGCTGCTTACGGCGATCCGGCAGCCGCCCCATGGTGGAGCAGCCTTCGATTACGTCAATTGGGCGCTGGAAGTCGCCGGCGTCACCAGGGCGTGGAGCTTCCCGAATTTCTGGGGACCGGGAACGGTCGGAGTTGCCGTGGTGTGTGATGATCAGGTGGGCAGCATTATCCCCGATCCGGAGAAGATCCAGGAAGTGCAGGACCATATTGATTTTCTGCGGCCGGTCACCGCCGATGTCACGGTCTGGGCCCCGATCGAAAAACCTCTCGACATTACCATCACCCTTAATCCGACCAATGCTCTGGTGCAGGCGGCAGTCGAGGCTGAATTGCTCGATCTGATCACCCGCGAGGCTGTGCCGAACGGAACCATTTACCTCAGCCACATTCGCGAGGCTGTATCCATCGCGGCTGGTGAAATTGATCATACTCTATACCTACCCGCCGCTGATGTGGTTTGCGAAGGTGGAGAAATCAGTACCCTCGGGGTAATCACATGGGTATGACGGTTGCTGAATATCGCAATCAGCTGCAAATGCTGCTCCCCCCGGGGGCCGCCTGGACCAGGGAGGCGGAAGCTGATTTGACCGGGCTCCTGGAGGCACTAGCCGCGGAGCTCGCCCGGGTTGATCAGCGGGGGCAGGATCTCCTGGACGAAGCAGACCCGAGGACAACGAGCGAATTGTTGACCGATTGGGAACGGTTGGCCGGGTTGCCCGATCCCTGCAGCGGCCCCCTGGCAACCATCCGGGAGCGTAGGGACGCTCTGCTGGCGAAAATTACCGGTATGGGTGGGCAGTCCCGGGCCTACTTCATTGCCCTGGCCGAATCGCTTGGGTACACCATCCAGATCCGCGAGTATTTTCCGTTTGTGGCAGGCCGCTCGGTCGGCAACAATCTGGCGAACGGAGATGTCTGGCGGCACACCTGGCAGGTGGACGCGCCGGCTGTCACGAGCAAACATTTCACCATCGGCAGCGCCGCGGGCGAGCCGCTGCGTGTCTGGGGTAATTCTCTTCTCGAATTTGCAATCGGGCGGCGGAAGCCGGCGCATACCATGGTGCTGTTTGCTTATTACCTTCCGGGTGGTGATGTCGCTGTCGGCTATGCTGGGACTATTCTGCTGCATAAGGATACTGCGCCTTTAGTTAGTCAGGAGACCCGCGTGAAGGAGCTTACCGTCTATGCCGTTTCCGGTATTGCCGGCGACATATATGCCGACAAGACATGCCTGATGAAGATTTCTACGAGCCCCGACGGAAGTCTCTTCGGTACACCGGAACAGGTGCTGATCTCTGCCGGAGATACCGTACGTTTTGAGTACCCTCGGCTTTATTGTCAAGCGGTGAAAATCGAGGTGGTGAATGGCGGCGAGGCCATGGGAGAGTTCCGTCTCTTTGTTCGCGGTGGAGCCTAATAATCTATAAGGAGGAAGCATGCATAGAATAGACAGTTACGGCGCCACGCCGGATAACAAGTTCACCGAAGGAACTCCGGGTCCAGGGGTACCGGTCCCGCCGACCGAAGTAAGCGCCGACATTATGAATGATATGCAGGAGAATCTTTGTCTCGTCATTGAGGCGGCCGGGATTGCTTTGGTGAAGGGTGATTACACGCAGCTTCTGGAGGCGATCAGGAAGATCTCCGGCAGTCAGGTTACGCGTAAAGTTGACGTATCCGGACCGGTTCTTGTTGCCGATTCGGTCCTCCTGGTTGATTGTACGGCCGGGCCGGTGACGCTGACACTGTTGTCGGCAGCTGCCGCTAATGCCCGGTCGATCACAATTATCAAGGCCGATGATAGTGATAATCTGCTTACGCTTCGAGCGCAAGCAGGTCAGACGCTACCAACCGGCGAGGGCCGACAGGACACCGTAGACCTCACCTTGCAAGAGGAATCGATCCAGATACTTCCTGATGGCGTTAGCCACTGGTACAGAGTTGTTTAACTATTCGAGCGGAGGATGAAATGAAGAGATTTACGACAATTTTCGGAACTCTATTGGTACTGGTATTTTTTGCATGCGGAAGTGTTGATTCAGCACCAACCGCCACCAAGAAAACAACTGATATCATTACCGCCGCAGATGTAAGAGCTTATGGTGCAATACCTGATGACGGTATTGAGGATACTTTCGCAATTCAGAAGGCGCTAAATGCCCGAGCGGGCAAAGATATCATTATTAGCAAAGGTCGCTATATCGTTGCTCCTGGTCTCGATGTGAAGAGCGGTACCCGGGTAATCATGGAGACAGGGGCGTACCTGGAAAAACTTGGTGGCGGACAGTTTACCAATATCTTCAACGTAACCGGCGTCGTGGGCGAGGTAACCAGCCTGACCTCCAATGCGACAGTGGGGGCCACTACCGTGTCCGTTAGTTCCAATTCGGGATTGACTGTGGGGGCTCTTGTTCAGCTATCTGACCTCACGTTTGTGTCTGGTGGTGATGGCCAAAATCTTGAAATCAATGAAATAGCGGCCATAAATGGCAATACGATATCCCTGAAACACCCCACTATTAGCAGCTATTCCATCTCGTCTACAGCGCAGTTGGCAATATTTTCCACGGAAAAGCGTGATATCATTTTCGAGAATTGCCGTTTGTTGATTCCTGCTGGTACCGATGGGGGCGGTATTTTGGTTAACCGTGGATATAATGTGGATGTGCGAGATTGCACGGTCGGCGGATCTAATGGGCAAGCAGGTGTCACACTATGGGCATCGGCATATTGTCGTATCCGCGGAGGGTTGTATCATGATGGCCAGAACCTGGGGACGCCAGGACGCGGATATGGATTCTCGATTGCTGGGTCGTCCCATAACTGTATAGCAGATGGAGTCACGACACGGAACGTCCGTGAAAACGCCTTTGGGTTAGGTGCCAGGTTATGCAAGATCACAAACTGTGCAGACTACGGGGCGTACAATAATTCATATAATACCCATGCGAGTGGGGTAACGGATTGTGAGATCACCAATAATGTATCGATCAATTCGAAAGGCTACGGAATACTGGTAGGTTTTACGCTGGGTACAGCGAGCGATAAGAGGATCAGGATAGCTGGTAACTACATAGCCTATGCTCAGTCAATGGGTATAGGTGTTCATAACGATCCGGGGAAAGAAGCGGTCGATGTCGTGGTTGAAAATAATACTATCTATAAATGCGCACTGGCTTACACCACCGCGCCACTGTACATTGAAAACGCGGCTAGGCCCGTCATTCGTGGCAACACAATTAATGGTGGTGGTGATTCTGCCGTGAGGGAAGGCGTGTATATCATCAATTCCACCAATGCTTTATTCGAGAGTAATTCGATTTTGAGTTTCCCCGGTGGATGGGGGTTAATCCACACAAATTGTACAGGCCTCACAATTGCTAACAATTTTTTTCGCGGGACATCTGGGCAAGATATTTCGTACGAAGGTGCGGTTTCGACAGGTGTCAGGGTTTATGGTAATGATTTTGGTGGAACTCCAACGATAAATACCAGTTTTTACTGGGGCGACAATATTCTTGAGGGCCAACCGATGTTCCAGCGGGGTGCAACGTCCGGAGTAACAGACGGTGCCCTAATACCTCATAGCCTCGGTTTCGCCCCGGCCATGGCCATCGCTAGTGGAACTGTAGAGGGGGAAATTGTTGCCATCACTGGTAAGTGGTCAACAGGTATCACTGTGTCGATCAAAAAACACGATGGCACACCAGGCACTGCTCAAACTGTCTACTGGCAGGTGTTTGCTTATTAG